TGGATATTCGGGCTGTGATAAGTCCCCGCAGGCGCCGAAGGACCGAAATTGTAAGTCAGCGGCAACAGCGGCGCACCAAACAGATTCGATTGCGCAATCGGCGCACACGAAGCGGCTGCAGGCACCACCGGCAGAACCGTCATGGTCGTGCCATTGGTCGAAAGCGTCTGAACCTGCGTGAAGAAGCTCGACTGATTCGAAGCTCCCGCACCGCCAATGACGATCCACTGACCCACGGTAAATTTCGTCGTATCTGGAACGTTCACCGTGGAAGAATTCGCAACCGTGGTGCCTGTCGTGAACCCGAAATCAATCGCGATCACTTTGACAATGGTCGAAGTCCCCTGCGGCAGAATCGGGACTCCAACCGCGATGAAAGGATTTCCCGCGTTCGGATTCGTCAACTGCGTTGTCTGCAGCGCCATCGCCACGGCATTCGTCGCCACCGCAGAAGCCGCAATGGCGTTCGTCGTTGACACCTGCGGCTTGTTATCGACCGTGATGCAACTGATATTGTCAAGAAATGCCGGCGCACGGCCGGGCAACAATCCTTCCGCCGGATACGGGGCACCGCGCGGATCAAGAAACGTGAAGCCTTGATAGGCACCGCTCGGGCCGTCGAAGGGCTGAATCGTCGCCGCCGTGCCCGCTTCGACGAGCAACGAGCCTGCGAATACTCCGGGGCCTTTCCAAGTCGTGTCAGCCATTTCTTTACGCTCCGAAGCCTAGTGTTGCGACCGAAAGCCAATCACGGTGAGGGCTTACCGCCATTGCTGCGGTGACGGATAGATCAAAGGGGGTGGGCGTGACGTAGCGGGTTTCACCATAGCGGGCATAGTATTTTTCAAGATAGCCGCCCGCACTATGAAGTATTGCAGGATCACGATCCCCAAATTTACCCAGCCCATCGTTGCAGTTTCCACACAGCAACCCGCGAATTCTTTTATCTTCGCGATGGTGGTCGTGGTCGACGGACAATTCGCGTTCATCGCTATTGCGCGGCTTCGTTTCCGGCTGGCCGCAGATGGCGCAAACGCCGCCCTGTTCATCAAGCAATCGCTGATAATCGGCAGCATTGATACCAAAATTCTTTTGCAGTTCTTTATTGCGTTCGTGGTGCCGGTTTGCGCGACGATAAATCAAATTCTCAGGTGCCCGGCGATTTAATCCTTCCGGGTATGCCCAACGATAGTTTTGCGGCCCTATCGGCAGCGTCGCATCAAGAGGCACCATCGCATATCGCATTACGGGCACATCAATTACGTCGCGGCAAAATCCTTCAAACGAAGCCCACGCATGGCTCGAATGGTTTCGATTAAGAAAGCGCCATGCCGTGCGTTGGCCTTTCCACACACGAAGTTCCTCCAAAACCCTTTCGTATTCTGACTGTGTCGAGGTTCCGGTGAACCGACGTACAGCTTCCTCGCGCGCTTCGTTTGCAGCTTCGGGACTCTCGTAGTTCGCGCCAAGGCTGAACTGCTGATAATTCCATGTCAGTGACGCTTGCCATTTGCCACCAACCGTCTTGCTCACACCGAGAAAGCCGCTCGTATTGTTTGATTGTTTAGTGCGCTGGTGAGCCAATTCAACGCGCTGAACTTCTTTCAGATTGTTGATCGCGCTGTTGTCGTAATCACCATCGAGCGGCCGCACGTCCGTATTCGGCCATCGCCTGTTGACGTAGAAGAACGCCAGCCGATGTGCCATGAATTTTTCGTTGTCGATGGAAATATAACGACCGCCGCTCGGAATGTGATGCACGCCAGCGCGCGACCCTATTTTGACGCGGTTAGACCGCGCAACCTTCCAAACAAAAATGCCCGTCGCCGGATCGTAGTCCAGAACTTCCAAGAGGCGGTCGTGAGTGAGTTTGTATTCGCGTGCCATTTGTCCGTTCTCCTATGCCTGAAATCACTACTATAAACACAATACACTTTCAGGCACAGTCGTCAACTCCAATTCAGTCACCGAGAAGGTGACTTACTTTTTCCTTATATATCAAGAGGTTGGGTACTCCCCCCAGGCCGCGCGCGGATCGTTGTAACCAAAACTGTACCGCTCGTAAGATTTCACTAAAAGATTATCCGTGATCGAGTCCACCCACATATCAGACTCATATGGTATTCTGAGCATGTGGATCAAACCTTCAATGTTGGTCGTCAAGAACCAAGCGAAGTTGCTGGTCAAGAAGTCCAACACGATGAAACCCTCTGGCAGACCGCCCGACAAGGTCAGGATGGCATTCACATCGTTGTCGGCGGTGCCAGGGCGCAATTCCGTCTTGGTGAGGCGGATCGCGATGGGTTCGAGATTCGGCGGAACGACAAGTCTTCGGGCACGAGACAGAATACGCAGACCGCGTTCGTTGACGAACTGTGTGCGGACGTTGGTCATGTCAGCAAGCAGCGTCGATTCGTTCAAGCTCTTTGGCGTCGCGGACGTGTTGGCCCACAGGCCGCCGTCGTAAGGGTGAGATACGGAGAAAAGAGCAACCCCATCGCCGATGATCGACGATTGATAGGCGGTGCCGAGATTGAGGATGTTGGCGCCTTGGATTTCCTTGAACTGCGCAAATGCTTCCTGCAGTTTCAGGTTGGTCGGGTTGAATTGCGCCTTGTAGAGATTGTCGTCGATGGCTTTGCGGGTGATCGCGTAGCCGAGTGCAACTTCCAAATGGACGAACGCCCAAGTGAATCGCTCGCCGGCGTTGTTGTCGAACTGCGTAGCAGCGCCTTCGTCTTTCAGATACGGAAGGGCCACGAACGCCATTTGCGTGGAGCGTTCGACCGCCATGTTCGACTTGTGGGTGGTGAAGACCTTGTCCCACTGTCGGGGGATCATGTCATAGGAACCCCTGACATCGAATAGACCAGGCAGGAGTTCGGAGCGGATATTAGCAAGTGCGACGGGCATTTATCTGCTCCTTATGAGATCACGACCCAGAGGGTCTTTGACATTTTGCGGAACGACTTTGGCTTGTCGGAACCGACGCCGACTGCACATGCGGTTTGATTTTTGCCATCGTTGATCGGCCGCGTTCCGATTTGCTCGTTTTTGTTGGGGAACACCGCAACGTCGGGGCCGGTCGAAGCCGGGTCGCGATGGACTTCGACGACGGAAAGATCGGCGGCGTTTCTCGGCAGCTTGACGGCGTTGAACCGATTAACGCTTGGCGAACCCGTCGTCTTGACCATGACAATCGTCAGGGCGCCGGTTGAAACGATCTGATCCTTGCCCGGACCGCCGCCAGTGGGGGCCGATGGTGCAGGCGACTTAGGGTCTGGAGTTGTGTCCGGGGTCGGCGTTTCGATGGGGTCCAAAACCACATAGGCGGCCTTGGGTTTTTCCGGTTCCTTCGGCGCCATTGGCTCAACTGTCAGCGGCGGCGTAACCGGAGGCGTTAACGGCGGCGGTGCGGAGGGATCGACGATTGGATCGGCCATAGCTATTCATCCTCTCCGTTATCAGGCGCCGGACGTGGTGCCACGGAAGATTTGGTAGTTGAAGCAAACGCGGGCGACGTTATAGGCGGTGGTCGGATCGGAGCCGTTGCCGACGCCGGGATAGAGGCCCGTAATGCGGAACGGCAGGAAGCTCGCCGTGGTGCCCGATGATGTTGCGGTGGATTGGTCGATGGTCGCGACGGAGAACCCGCCGCCCACCGTTGAACATTGTCCCGTGGTGAAGTTGACCACCTGGCCGATCATCGCGGAGGTGACGGCGGTGTTGAGGGTTTGCACGAAGAATTGTGCGATGGGCGAGTCGATGACGTATGCTGTTGCCGCTGCGCCGCCGACCGAGCCGGGGAAGAACGGCGAATAGACCGGGGCACCGCCGGCTGACGGGATGTAAAGGCATCCCTGGAAAATGCCGACGATGGGCTGCGTGGTTGCGAGCGCGCCCGTGGCCTGGATCAGAAACGGATTGGCCGCCGTGGCGGCGTTGATGCAGACCGGGTCGCCGAAGCCTATCTGGGTGGCGTAGCTGGTTGCAATCGCGTAGCTGGAAAGCTGGTAGTCCGGGGCACCGCCGGGCTGATAACTCGTGTGCCGAAAACCAAAGGGAGCGTTGACATTTGCCACGGCAGGACTCCGAGCGGGGTTTTTGACCCGACTCGGCAGGCGCTGCCAGAGTGTGGGAGGGTGGAACCAAACCGGCGCGGCTTGGTCAGTCTGTTAAGCCTTCATCCCCCGGCGCGGGGGAGAGGCTTTAATGTTTGGTATGTTGATTCTATTCGGAGGTTGTCGTCAAGGCTTCATTTTTACGGAAGCTGTGGACAACTTTGCATCACGAGAGTTTGTTCCCAGCGGATGGACCGGACTCGGTCACCCACGGTTGGCAGACCCGGACGGAGTTGAACCGTCGCCTTCCAAGCCAGTGTCGCGATTAGCTTGGTGCTCTGCCGTTAAGCTACGGGTCACAAGCAAAAACCTAGTTCATAAGTCACCAGAAGAACGGATGCGGCGGGGGCCAGATCAGCGACGAAAGCCACGCCAGGACGCACGCCAAGGTTACACCGCCAACGATGACGAGCAGAAGTCTTGTGCGTCTAGCACCCTCTGCAGATCGACGGGTTGGGATCGTTCTCAGGCGGTGACGGTCCATTTTGGTGATTCTTCTGGAAATCCTCGCATAAGTCCAATTGGTGCCCGATCATGCCTTGGCATCGATTCGAGTTGACTAAGCCGAAAGGGGGCGCCTCCCATCGTGGCTCCGAACAATACATTGGCGGCGATCAGGAGAATCACCACCAGCATCAGGCCGGCGAGGACAAACTTGATGATTTCAAGAACACCAGCAAGAGGCGGAAACAGGTTTGCGGCGATCCAGCCCAAGGCGGCGTCGATGACAAACCAGACGATGAGAACGAGAATCACGCCAATTGCGAAATACAAAAATCCCAATGGCGTGAGATTCATCCCGCTTCCGCCGCCGGCAAATACGGCCTTGATCGCGAACAAGAACAGCACCACGAGGACGCCGCCGACCGCGATCTTGGCGATTTTCTTGAACCGTTCGTCCGTGGCGATGAAGTCCATTGCGGCGAAGATCATCGCGCCGATCACGCATAACTCAACTAGGATAATGAAGAAACTGAACACTCCCGATAGATTTATCATTTTAGCCTCCTATGGGCGAGGGGGTAATTCGCCAAGGCCAGTTTTGTTCCATATACCACAAACTGACGTGAGTTGCCCGAAGAAATCGAGGGCGGCGCCAGGACGCGCCATTGCGGTATCTGGTGCGGCGGTCGTGGGTCATTTTTCGTAGCAGGAAGGCAGCGAATCATCTCGAATGTGCCGGCCACTATTCAAATATTCCCGCAATGCGTTAGCGTTTCTTACACTCGCCTCGATGGCCGCCAAGATTTCCGTTTTCTTCGCATTGGTTGCCCAAGAGACCGCATGTTCGCTGTCATGCAGGATGTAGCCGCCAACACAATATTCATTTAGCGGCGCACCGCACTGGCCGCAAAAGTCGTTTGGCTTGTTCCATAGATCGTTGACCGAATCCGGTCTTTCGGTTCGCGTTGTGCCCTCGTGATCCATAATCTTCCTCACGCCGAAGTAGGGCTATCGACCAATGTAAGCCGACGCAATTCCCTGGCAGGCGTACCGACGACCGTTATTCCGGGCGGCACGTCCTTCACCACGACCGCGCCCGCGCCGACCATAGCGCCTTCACCAATCGTCGTTTTCATAATTGTCGAATGCCCCCCGATTGTCGCGTAATCGTTCACGGTCACTTCGCCCATGAGCGACGCCCCCGCCATGATGGTCACGCCGTTTCCGACGACACTTTGATGCTCGACCGAGCTTGTCGCGTGCATCATGCACCAATCGCCGATGGTCACTTCGTCGCCGATGTTGACGTTGGTCAGGATTTGCGCGCCTTTGCCGATTTTTGTTTCTTCGCCGATGTGGGCGGTTTGGTGGATGATCGAGACAGGCTCCAAGCCTAAGTAAACCAGTTGTTCGGAAAATTCGGCGCGGCGCTTACCGTTTGACCCTATAGCCACGATGAAATGGGAGCAGAAACGGCGCGCTTCGGAGAATGCCTTGTCCATATCGTGATACAGTAAACAGTTTGGCCACGGCCTCGTGGTCGTCTGGTCGAAATCCCACACCACGGGAAACTCGTGTAGCACGCCGACGTGCGGTTCGGCCATGAGGACGCGGCGCAGAATGCGGGCGTGGCAGCGGGCGCCGATGGTAAAGATTTTCATTGTCGTCCTATCATCGCCTGTTTGATCGAGTGTAAGCAAACACGAGAAACCCGAAGGGGCCGACGATTGCGCCGTCGATCACAATTATAAGAAGCGTCACAAAGCCCGTACCAAGATCAGCATCGTCAAAGCATTCCCACATAGCCAACGTAGTAGTGACCCAGCCTGTTATGATCCAAAGCCAAATGAATGCTTCGTCGCTCATGGCGCGATTAGTCCCGTGTTACGCACACTTCAGCCCTTCCATCCACGCCGCATCACGAAACATATTCCCAAGGATTAAGTCCCCAATATCTGCAAATATAAATGAAGTGCGCCGCTTCGACGGGACGCCCTCTCTCGGCTCTCGCGAACGTCGAGTGATTGATTTTCGATTTTCGCGCCGCCTCACGCAATCCCAAGCCGTCCAAGCTGCGAGTCGCCTTCAATTCACGGCCGAACTTTCGCCAATGCAACCGAGGTCTTTTCATGCCTTCAATCCCTCTATCCACGCCGCGAGTTCACTTTCCTGCGGCGCCCACGGCGAAATTTCCATATTCTTTCCAGCGATAAACGGGCCGTTTGTGGTTTCGTGGACTACTACCACGTTATCAAGCGGAATAACCGTATGCCAGATCGGCGCAGCCATGCGGAAGACCGTAGGGAGGGCGTGCCAGCCAGGATCACCAAGCATGATGCGACGGCTTTCGTTGCCGGCGTCGTCGAACATGACCACCAATACGCGCCCTTTGAGGACGTGCATCGATTCGCTTTTGCCGACGTGACGATGCGGCATATTCAGCGAATCACCCCAGAAGGCGATAATCATTTCGTGCAACAGGTCATCGTCGGAGTTGTGCAAGTTCAATCGGGCGCGGCGTTTTGGTTCGCCGGCAGCAGCTTCGACGAGCATGGAGATTGTGGCGCCGTCCACCTCAATGATAGGTCCGATGTTGCGGAATACGGCGGTCATCTATAAAAATCCGCAATACTATTGACCACGTGCCATATCTGGCCGTTCGTCAGTTTCTCGTGAACCGGGATGCATAGAACGCGACTCATCAGATAGGCCGCGTGCGACCATGTTCCCCGCGCGTTGTGCTTGTAGAACGGCTGCTGCGGCATCAGGAACGGATGTTGAATCTTGGTTTCGATTCCCTTCTGCGCCAGAAAGTCTTTCAGCTTGTCGCGCTGATCGCATTGGATCGTGTAGGTGTAATACGCCAGCTTTTCGTGGCCCCATTGCTTCGGCGTATCCACGAGGCCCTTGAGTTTTGAGTCATAGAATGCTGCGATCTTGCGCCGTTTTTCCAGAAGCTCGTTGAATCGCGACAGTCTCACCAAAAGCATGGCGGCTTGGATCGTATCGAGGCGATGATTGCCTGAGAGGTTGTGGCAGACTTCCTTGTTTCTCACACCTTGATAGCGCAGCGGGTCGAGACGTTCGTAAATGTCCCTATCGTCTGTGACGATCATTCCAGCTTCACCCAACGCGGCAAGTGTCTTCATCGGGTTCATGCTGAAACACACCACGTCGCCCCGGAATCCTGCGGGCGAATCGTTAAACGTCGCCCCGAACGCTTGCGAGGCGTCTTCCACGACTTTGAGATTGTAGGTTTTGGCGATCATGCAGACGTGATCGATGGCGCAGATTCGTCCGGCCCAATGCACCGGCATGATGGCTTTGGTGCGCGGGGTGATAAGGGCTTTGATTTCCGTGGGGTCGATGTTGAGGTCGTCGCAGATGTCGCAGAAGACCGGCGTTGCTCCCACGAGGCTGACGGCGTTTGCGGTTGCGACAAAGGACAGTGCCGGAACGATAACCTCATCGCCTTTGCCAATGTTGAGGGCGCGGAGCGCGAGAACGAGCGCGTCTGTACCCGAACCTACGCCGACTGCGTATTTGCGATTGCACCTTGCGGCGAAGGCGAGTTCGAGGGCGTGGACTTCGGGGCCATTGACCAGGCGGCCGTGTTTGAGAACGGTTTCTGTTGCGCGTAAAAGTTCGGCGCGCTCGGCTTCTGGAACGCGCAAGTCGAGAAACGGCACGTCAAGGACAAGTGACGGGTTTGTGTCATGAGAGGGGAGCGTGTCGGTGAGGGTCATCGGTCACCGTCGCGCCGCGCGCCCATTGCCGCGTTTCGCCTTAACGTTTCGTTTCGTCACGGCCGCAGCCCGCGCAATGAATTCCTTCGGCGCTACGTCTTCGGCGACAGCAACGGCCTCAGGCCGCGGGAAGTCAATAATCTGAATCGGCTGTTCTATCGGCGGCGCAAGCACCAACTGCCGCGACTGTTCCACCGCCGCAATCTGCTGCGCCTCGATTTGCTGAGCAATCGCCGCTTGCTGTTCTGCAATCGCATTCTGTTGAGTGACGTGTTCCAGATAGCACGCGCCGTAATCATAAGGCCCGACGTGCGAGATTCGGTAGCCCACTGCCGCCCACACTTGGCCGCCGCATTGCCGCCAGCGAATGCAGAACGACAGGTCTTCGCTGATGCATCCCCTATCCGCAATCACCATCTTGTCGAAGACGCGAAGCAAGCGATTGGCGCCGGCCGATTGCAGGATTTTCGCGTAGGGCTGTAGCGCGATCTTGGTGTCCACAAGTTCGGGAAATTTCTGCAACATGACTGAGATAACGTCGCGGCGAATCAGCGTGCAGCCCATGCCGACGCCTTCGACTTCCATAAAGTTACCGCGCCGTTGGGTTTCTTTTTCTCCGGTTCCCGATCCGGCCCAAGAGGTCGGAAGATTGCGCTGCGGATAGATCGCTCCGACAATTGGTTCGTCGAAGTGCATCATGTCGAGAATCATTTCGGGGGCAAAACCCATGTCGGAATCGATGAACAACAGATATTGCACGTCCGGCATGGTGTCGTACCAGATTGTCGTCGCCATCGAGCGCAGTTCGGCAATGTCGGGAAATGACAGCGTCGAGACTGATCCGGCAATGGACTTCTGCGCAAACGCTTGTTGCAAGGCGTGCGTGGTCATGAAGGTTGCGGCCGAAATGATTTGGCCGAAGCCGGGGACGAACATGAAGACTTTGCGCATGGGGTTCTCAGGTTAGATTTGGGTCACGAGAGTTTGTTTATTCTTTACCACCGGATTCGGTCACCTGATTCCCTAAAGTTTTTTTGGGTAGCCAATTTGGGCTGACTTGGCATTAAACACTTCAATCACCGCATCGGACAGACGGAAACCAAGCGATTGGGCGGTGAGGTCAAGATATATGAAAGCATCAGCCAATTCTCTGCGCAACTTCCCCATCAACTCGTTTTGTGTGATGGGGCCATTGCCAGGGATGCCGTCGCGCACGCGGTTGAGCTTTTTGGCGATGTTGGCCGCCTCGCCAAGTTCACCAAGCACAGCAACAAACCAGTCGGACGTTGACCACCCGTCAAGCGGATGGTTGAAGCCCTGCCGACTCTGACAACGGTCGTGATTAACCGCGCTGAATGCGTCGAATGTCAAATCGTTGTGCCTGTTGGCGCGACGGTGGCTCTCCGTCAAATCGTCCTCAAGCATTCCCATTTTTCTCACCTCATGCCGTTGGTGACCGAGTCCGGTCCACCCGTTCGCGCAGGACTCTCGTGACCCGTACTCATCCATACGCCCTCGGAAACGAAACGATCGTATTCGGCGGATCAAGCGCCTCCTGAAACATCTTCGCCGTCGCCGCGTCCAATCCCTCAAGCATCTTCGGAATCATTGCCACGGCTTTTTCCTTGACTCGCAGATAGCGTTCGTCCTTCAACGAATTATTCGCCATTGTCTCAAGCCCGCGCGCCTGCCCGCGCACGTTATCGTTGATCCACTTCGACCTGTATTCCACCCAGATATGTTTGGTGCGCAGGATCGCCTTGTGTTGCGCGTCTTCGGACAGATGATCGATGAGATTCATCGCCTCCTGGCGGCGAATCTGTACCGCAGCGTCGAACCACGTTGCCCACCAGCCCGGCTCGCGCAATTCCATTGTGGACCCGATTGAACGCTGATCGCTGCGCACGTCGGCATGAGCAATCCGCCCCGTCATATGCCCCAAATCGTCGATCCAGTGATCGCAAAACCAATACGGGAAGTATTCGGGGAGGATATAGCCGAGCTTTTCCACCCACTTTGCCGTGGGACACATGATCGATGAGAACGAGGCGTTGGACATATGGCCGTACACCATGCCGATGCCGTCGGGGAACAGCTGTGCAGCGTCGAGGATTTTCGAGTCGTAGCCTTGCGTCACCACCGGATCGTCGTCCCCGCCGATCATGTAAACGTCGGCAGGTTCCGACATGGCGCGGTTCCACTTTTCCGCGATGGTATCTTCGCGCTTTTTGACGTTGACGCGGACTCGCGGATCGATCTGCGTTTCCGTGAGCAGACCGAGCGTCGCGTAGTCGTCGGCATCGACTTGGAGCATCATTTCGGTATTCGGATGAGTCCAATTCGCGATGCAGGTCCGCATCGTGGCCAGGAGTTTTTGCGGGCGGTTGCGTGAGGCTAGACTTACCAATAATTTCATCTGCGTTCACTCGCCCGGTTCGGCCAACTTGTGCGCCGGCATTGGAATATCCAGCGCGGGGTCAATCGACATTCGGAGGTTGCCGCCCGTGCCGCGATACTTGCCGCCCATTTCGATGCCGTCACGCATCGCGCCTTTGAGGTTTGCTTTGCCACCCATCAGCGATTCGTCCCGGTCGCGCATTTGCTGTAAGGCATTACGCTTGTCTTCATCGCGGGCGTCCTGGCACATTTCCGTGGGACGCTCCATCAGCATTTGATCACGCACGACGATAGGGCCTTTTTCGCCTTTCGGCAGAAAAACCCCGTCGTGTCTTTCGGCCGGAACCGGACGCCATCCGTTCTGAAAGAATTCGATATTTTGGGTGCGGACGATTTCCTTGTTGCCCAAGCTCGCGACGGCGCACCATTGATATTCCCACCCCTGCGGCGGAAAGCTCTGCGGGACGAAAAACGGATCAAGGCCGCTTTTGCGCGTGCGTGTGAGCACTTCGCCGTCGTGGCCTCGATATTCGCGTGCGCCGGTTCGCACGGCATCGCGCGGTTGATTGCGGCGGCCCGGAGGACGACCACGGCGCACTGGCGCTTCGGTATCGAGCATATCTTCGGATTCGGGTTCGGTGGTCACTTTGTTTTCTCCACAAGCAAATGATTAAGAAGACGACGCCACCACGGCAACGGTTGAGTGATAACCTTGACCGGCTCAACATCGGGCAGCGGTGGCATAATAACGGTTTCGACCTCCGGCGTAGGTCGCATCATTTCCGGGGGAACTATCTTTTCGCTCGCGGCCAGATCGCCGTACCGTGTGACTCGACTCGCCTTTACGCCGTCTTGCGTTTCTACCGTCATGCGAACGCCGCCAGAAAACCCTTCGTGGCCGACATATTTGCTTTGCCAGTCTTCGACCAGCTTGTTCGCCTTGCGGACGCGCTCGCGTTCTTCTGCGGGGTCAATTGCCACGGCTATTGCTCGACGTAGGTTTTATCGTACAAACCCTGTTGTTGCATGATGTTTTTCCGTCTGGCGTATTCACCGTGACCAATCGGCTGACCGATAAGCCCCTTATCTTTGATCCGGCCGGCTTTGAAATCGCTTTCATGCCACACGATAGTCCCATCTGTTGCGCGGTCCGCTTCGCCCTTTGTCAATCTCACTTCAACCCCTCCGCTTGTTCCCCCGGCAGAAGCCGCGACAGGAGCCACAGGCGCCGATGCAGCGCGGCGTTGAGTCTGTGCTGTGCCGTTTGTCGGAGTCTTGCCGTTGGTTTTCGTGATACCAAGGAATTTCTCGACATGCTGGAAATATTCCTTGCTGCCGCGCGTAAATCCTTCCGCGAACGCATCGGCATCGGCCGCGTTGAGCTTGGCGGCACGCCGTGGGTCAGAATTTGTCGCCAAAACGCGGGCGTCGTCGGGATGATCGCGGAGCCACGCTTGCGTGCCTGCGTCGCGGGAGGCGATAAACGCTTCGACCGGATCGGCTTGAGTCTGCGGCGCTTCGATTCGTTGCTGTTGCCGCTGCGGTTGCGTCTTTTGGACCTCAAGATCGGCCTTGGCTTCTTCGAGCCGCACCTTCGTTGCTTCGGCGCGGGAGATTTTGCGCTGTGCCTCGCCGGCCTTCTTCCAATCGCCGGCTTCCATCGCGGCGGTATATTCGGATTGGGCGGCGTCGGCTTCCGTGGTGGCAGCCGCGATACCTTGCTCGACCGTGCCGAGGCGCGTTTCCGCGATTTCCGTGCGCGTCTCTTGGACTTCGGTTTGTGCGGCCTGGCGCGCTTGCGCTTCATTGGTTGCGCGGCGTTCGGCGGCTTCGCGTCCGGCTTTCTCGCGCGCCGTTTCGGCCTGCAGTTCGGTCAACTGTGCCTTGAGCGCATCGGCAACGTCGGTTGTTTGCTCGCCGGGTTTTGGTTCCGGGGTTTCTTTTTCGATTTCGACTACGATTTCGTCGTCAGCCATTGGTGCCATCCGTAGAAGGGTTTGTGTCACGAGAGTTTGGTTGTTCTTTGCCGCCGGACTCGGTCACCGTTGGCTGCGATTGCGGCTTCAAACTGTTCAGGGCCAAAAGGCAGGCGTTTAATTCGCGGTCATGCGCCTCTGTCCATGGCTGCACATCGCTGCCAAACCCTGCGTTAAACACCGCGACAACTCTGTCAAAACCATAATAGATTGTGCGGCGATTATGGTCAGGATTGATCGGCCCTAAAGTTTTCAACGCATAATAGCTGCGTTTTATTTTGTCTCGCGGCGACTCGGTGACCGAGTCCGGTCGTTCCGTTCGCGCAGGACTCTCGTGACCCAAATCCGCCATCAGAAAATCCTCTCCGGATCAGCCACACGCCCCATGACCAGCGTATCCTCGATCAACCGCGCCGAACTGCCGTCAAGCGGCTTGTCTTCATCGACAAAAAAGAACTCATGCGCGTCCGACGCCTTATACATGATCCACTCGCCGGCCTTGACTGTGATGCCACCAAAACTCTCAGCCGTTTTGCCTTTGAACGCCGTGGGGCCGACTTTCAGCACGAGGCCGACCTTACCTTGAAAACGATCTTCGGCACGAGTCCTATCACCACCGATGATGATGCCTCCTTGCGTCTTGTCGGAGCGCACATAGGTTGCGATCAGAATCAGATTATGGAACGGCTCGAAATTCTCGATATTGTCTTTGCCTATCGCATCGACCAGAACCGTGCGCGCGTCTTTGCCTTTGCCGATGGCCTCGGCAATATCGGAGAGTTTGCGGACGGACGTAACGCTCATTTGTTTCTTTCCGTGGCTTCGTTTTCAACATCCAAGCAATACTGAATCGCGTCGTCTATGCCCTGCAACTTACCGACTCGTTCCTTGAAAGAATCCCAACTCGGAGCGCCAGATAATCCTTCGATCAACTCACGTCGATACTTCTCAAGCCGCGCACGAACCGTCCCCGCTACCGCAGGGTGATCGACGGCAAAGAAATGGAATGCAGAGGGGTGAACAGTTGCCATCCTAAAACACGCGAAGTTGAACAGTTAAGATTTGTGTCACGAGAGACAGGGACTACGGTGCGGTCACCAATCCGCACCGACTCAATTAGCCAGAAAGCGACGCGGCCTCAGCACGGCCCACGGCGTTCATGGCGACACAGCTATCGAACGTGTCGCACGTTACCGAATGTCCGTCGTTCAGAGTATTCAGGTTGCTGTTGGTTAGTGTAAATTGTCCCAGCGCGCCTTGCGCGATGCCAGACGTGTTGCCCCCCAAAGCGCCATAATAAGGAACACCCACTGTCGGACTAATTGTGGCATAAAATGTGTGCCAATACGGATACCAGCGGTCAACGAACACACGTTCCGTAATCGGCTTGCCGTCAATTTCGCCTACGCGCTCTTTGATTCGCGTCCATTGCGTTTTGCTTGGAATTTTGGAGTCGAACGCTTCCGTGAAGCCTTCAAACCACGCCTTGAATTCAGAGGGAGTCATTTGTCATCCTTTCGCGAATCAGGCTCGCTTGTAGTCTCGCGCGGCACGATGCTCTTTGGCAAGCCGCGCTTCGCCGCCGCCGGCACCACCCGGCAGCTTAGTCGCGCTATCCACACCCTTGGGAGATTCAATCTTGCCGCCCATCGCGCGCTTCACGTCGGAGGCAAGAGGTTCCTTGGTGCGTTTGTATGTCGGCGTGTAGGGAACGCCGGGACCAGCCGTGCCGGGAGTCTGTCCGACGCCACCACCTTTAGCGCGGAAACTCACAACGCCACCGCCGGTTTTGAAGGTGACGACCTTACCGCGCCCGATGTTTTTGCCATCGGATTTTCCGTCCGCATGTTGAATTTGTGTACCAGCTTTCAAGCCTTCGTCCCACGCGGGGCCGGATTTAATGCGTCCACCCCGCGCCCGCATCGGCATACCCGGAGGCGGCATCATTCCCGGACGCGGTGGCCCACCCGGAGGCATTGCGCCGGGAGGCGGCATTGGAGGTGCAGCACTTTCAGGCGGCATCATCGGAGGCGGCGCCATCGGCGGTCGCGGCGGCATCGCACCAGCCAAACCAGGAGGCGGCATCGGCGGCATACCCGGATGTTGGCCGGGACTGTTGATGATATTGACCGTGGTTCCTTTGTGCTTGACCTTCCCGCCGCGCGCTCGCTTGTCAGCGCGATGCTTGACAGCACCCCCGGTCATTCGCATGGCGGTTTTCTTGACGGCACCACCTTTGGCTTTTGCCTTCGGGGCCGCAACGGTTTCGACGGCGCCGCCTGCCGCGTAGCCTTTCGTGAGGTGACCGACGCGCCGCCGTTCGACCTTGTGTTGTTTGTGTTCTTGGTAGGGATGGGCCATTAGGTGTACCTCTCCATGATCTTCTTGAGTCTTGGGTAAAACTCAGACTTGAAGGAGCCATCCTCGATTTCAGCAAAACTAAAGAGTGGGCCACGCCACACCCAAGAACCAATAACACTCGCCACCAGGAGATCAATGCCGCCTTCGCGGGTGGTTATCAAATCCATTTCCGGCCATGCGGGGTTATCCTGCCGCTGCCCGAACAAACCCGGCAAAACATAGTGCAGTGCACGATAGGCGACGCGCTGCCTATCACAAGCTGCATCCAATGCAGGCGTACTGGACTGCGCTGCAGTCGGAACCAATATGCCCACAAATGGCAGCGCCGCAAGCGATTTCAGCACGGAACGACGGTGACCGAGTCCGGTATTTTTAACAGTCGCAGGACTCTCGTGACCCATTCTACTCACTTCCCGAATCTGTCGGCACAGGCGGATTAAGAACTTGATGCACATTCAAGGCATGTTGCGCAACGTCCATATTGGCGTCATGCACAGCCTGTTGAGTAGCGAGACCATGTTGGGCCGTCGCTAGGCTATGCTGCTGCGCCGCTGTTTTAGCCGCCGCCGCGCTGTCGTCCTTGTGAATCACCATTTCCTTGGCTAAATCGACGGTCGCCACGTTCTGCGAAGCTTGAATCTTCGCGGCCTCTAGCCCCGCGTCCTGCGTTGCCGATTGAGCGGCAACCTGCGCCTTGGTCTGCGCCGCTTGTGCACTGATAAGTTTTGCATTCGCGGCGATCATATTTGGATCGGGAGGCGGATTGGCGGGCACAGGCTGTTCCGGCAACACAATATTCGTCGGGTCCTGTCGAATCACCCCTAGGATCGTATTCAACGTTCCCCGCGCATCCATGATCGGCGTGAACGCCGGAACCGCAATCAATTGGGAAAGCGCAACACCCTTCGCCACTCGATGAATATGCGACGGCGTATTAGGATCAGACGCGGGTTCAAGATTGCAGTTTTCCAATGCAGTTAAGAACTTTTGTTCGTTCCAATAATCCTTCGGACAGATTTTATTTGCCTTCCAAAAGTCTTCCGGGTTTTCACGAAACAAATCAACGATCAATTCAATTTCTTCGGCCTGCGCCTGGTGCATCCCTTTGTGAGCAGCAGATTCCACTTTTGTTGCTTGCTCTATTTGCGCGAGCATTGTTCCAACCGGAACGTTCGCCACACCTTCCGCAGTCGGAATATCCCCCGCAGCGGATAATGCTTGCGTCTGCTGTTGAACTTTGTCAATCAGCGCCAGCATTCCCGGCCCCACGTCCTTGTAGGGCATCGGCGAAATGATATTTCCGATGGGTTGATTGTTGGTCTCGACGGGAACTCCAGTGCCAGGCCCTACGCGAAAATCCGATGTGTTCTGACGACCTCCGAGTTTTGCGATCAGGAACGACGGAAACGTAGCAAACATCGCCGAATCGAGCGCAAGCCGCCAAGCTGCAGTCAGCGCCGACGACGCATTACCCAGAATATTCAGCAAGCCCGTACCGTAGAATCCCGGCCCAGGCACATAGGGGTATTTGACCCACATTCGTTTGCGCTGACAATCCTCATCGTCTTCTTTCCAGTCACGCCGGATTGCCTTTATTTCCCTGGACTCCTTGTCCATCGTTACGAGAAACGGCAACGCAATACCTTCACCCTTAAACTTGCCCGGCGCAAATTCGGGCAAGTCAAGCTCGCACTGCGATTCCCAGATTGTATACGGTTCGTCTTCGGGGCGCGCTTTCTGTGGCGACGGGTCGGTTCCTTGGATACCAGCAATCTTCGCGTCAACTGCGTTGACTTGCGGAGGCGCAGGAGTTGTCGTTGGCCCCCTTCGATAAGCGCCGAGCAGTTCCATGCGCTTCATCACTGAAGGGCGCATGAGTATTTGGTGGGTGATCCGAGCACACGAACGCAGATCTTTCGTCGTGTCGGAAACGATCAAATCCTTTTCGTCCACGCTTTCCGAAACCGGACGCCGCTTCATCGGACAGCGATAGACTTTCTTGAATCCAGAACCGCCAAAATATGTTCCCCACAACAGCATGTGCGAGGTGTCGGGGTAATACTCGGTCGCGGTCTTGATGAAATAATGATTCAGGTCGCGTTCGAAAGCGTCGGCGAGATTGTCTTCGGATTGGATCGATTGATCGTCCTTGTTGGCGACTTTCACCGGGCCATCGGAGGGCAGCAATTCCGCTTGCGCGTTGGCCCACCCTTTGAGGCAGGCTTCGAGCAATAGCGGGTTCGTGACTGTGGATTGGCCTTCGACTGCTGCGGATGTATCGCCAACCGTGGCACGCGGTTCTTTCAGTTCGAGGCCCAACAATCCTAAGCCCCTGGCACGGATTTCAAGGTGGTTGCCGCGCGATCTATCGTCGGCGGCAATTTGGTCGTGGAGTTCGTTGGCGATCAGCGAGAGTTGGGAAGCGCCGATTTGATCGGCGAGGTTGTCGTAGAACTTGTCCTCGGTATCGTCGCCGTCTTTTTTTGGTCGGCGAGCGTCTAGCTGCACCACCACGCCACCGTCAGGCTGTTCCGTGGCGACAGTTCCGGTTACAGGGTCGGTCGTAACCTTGCCGTCTTCGTCGTCGATGACGATTTGGATGCCTTCGACGGGTTGCGGGTCAGCGGCCATGATTTGCGTCACGAGAGTTTGTTTGTTCTTTGCCGCCGGACTCGGTCACCGGAGGCTTGCGCTTCAATTCGTTAACTAAAACGATTGTAATGTCGTGGCCGCGTTTCCATACATCGGGACCGTATTCCATCCGAACACCGGGAGAAATTTCGTCGCTGAATTTCATAGCCTAAGCCGAGCGTTGACCGAGTCCGGTCTATCAGCTTGCGGCAGACTCTCGTGACCCATCTGGCTTATCCTTTTTGAAACTCCGCAAATGTTCCTTGATATCGGCTACAGATTGACCGGGAGTGACGGCACCTAATAGGGACCGCAAGTGTTCAATTTCATCGGCCGCCATTCCGTAGAGACCAGCATCAGCCAAATGAACTTCTCCAAGAATGGCGTGCTCTTGGGCGGCGCGTAGTTTTTTTACCAACAATTCGCTCATTGCCTCCCCCTGATAATCGAAACCTGCCCCGGCTTCGCCCGCCCCTCATCCACAACGTTTTCCAAGATTCGCTGCTTCAACGCATCACACCCCAGATTCAACGACCCCGCATCCGTCCCACCAATCGTCGTCGCAAATCCCATCTTCATGCACACCACGATTCCCACCGTGAACACGTTGCCTTTCTTGGCTTCCTCCAAGCACTGCGCCAGCTTGTCGATACAGTCCAATTGCTGATCGGACAGCGGCGTGGGGGATAGGAGGATAGGTTTTTGGGGGAATTCGGGGTTCATAATCGTTTAATCGTTGCAGTAGTCTTCAAATGATTCATAGACCTTCGCCCCATGTTCCCAACGAAACTTAGGCTTAGGCCACTCCACAATAGACCGAACAAAGCTTTGCTGTTGTGCCAGCCGATGTTCCCGCTGCTGTTCGGGGGTCAAGGCATCAAACCGCGCCACGGCCGCTTGGACCATTTCGTGTAATTCCTGCTCAGTCATTGGGTGACCGCACCGTTATCGCTCCACCATCGTGACACAACATCCTATACCGGGTAAAGGGCTTTTCTCTGCGGCCGATGCAAGCCACGCTGGTATTCCTCGTGGGTAACTTCTTCATCGGTCATCGCCAGGCCGGCGTCTCTAAAATATTTCATGACCTGCGTGGCCGTGTCCGTGAGGTCATCCCGCGCGCCCTTGGGAAACACCTCCATTTCATCTATGATCAGGGACGACCATTCACGTTCCGGCGCATAAACAAGCCCCTGCGCAAACGTCGGCTGAACCGAAAGCGCCCGCGCGACCTTGTCACCGCGCGGCTCGCACATCTGGATTCCGAACCGCTGCAACCCATACCGATTCGCAATTTCCTGCGCTGCCGGCCGCCCCGTAGCTTTATTCTCGATCAGCAGCAAATCAACCTTGTACGTCGCGCACGTATCCTGCACCCATTCGACCAGTCCCCACTTCGACATGGTGCGACGCTTAAACCGCGCGTTGCGCCGCTTCACTTCGGTCTCATCCATGCCGGGCACAATATTTTCCGGCAACCATCGTTGTCCCTCAATCACAGATTCCAATTGCAACCGTTCGAACCGCGACGCCGAAAACGCCAAATGCTTGCGCCAAGCGTGTATGAGCATGATGCAATGTTTTTTTGATTCGGGGTGAACAAATGTCCCCCACACCGATAGCGCCGAAGGATCGTTTTCTTCGTCTTCCGTGAATGCGCCATCCAATGACGCCACGACAAGATCAAAGATCGGGAATTTGCCGTCGTCCGGTTCCCATAGTTGCCACCATTCGCGGCGAAATAGACCGCCGCCGCGCGGCACGGGCGACTGTTGATATTGAGACGCCCAGCCATAAGGCCCGATTTCCCGTTGGGTACGCTGCATCGCCGCTTCTGGAAACCGTTCCGGCCACGCCGGCTCGCCATCTTCCTCGCGAGGATCGGTCCACCCAATTAACGTCGGTATCGGCTCACCATGTTCGTCTCGCTGTCGGCTTTCATCGTAGTACCAAGGAATCATCAGATGGCAGTAATCGAAGTCAGTCCCGAGCGCGATGCCAGAAATATCTTCCTCGTGAACGCGCTGCATAATAATAATCAACGCACCTTTTTCCATGTCGTTAAAGCGGGAAGAAATCGATTCACGAAACCACCGCGCCGTTTTTGCACGCTCAACTTCCGATTCGGATTCAATAACATTGTGCGGATCGTCAATGATAATTCTATCGCCGCGCTCGCCAGTTCCCACACCTCCGACTGATGACGCAAGTTTCCAGCCGGTATGAGTGTTCATCACCTTAATGGTGGTTTTGTTGCGCAAGCCTACGCCAACGCTTTCCTTGCGGTCTCCGTACTCAACAGAAGTCCGCAGTGGGCCGTACATCCGCTGATAAACGTCGCTTGTAATCAGCGTGCGAAATTTATCATTGTCGCGTTCGGTCAACGATGCCGAATACGAAAACGAAATATAGCGGTAGTGAGCGCGCTTCATCGGCCCCCACTCCCAGGCCGGGAAAAACACCTCTGTAAGTAGACTCTTACAGGACCCCGGCGACACGTTGATGAGTAGGCGCGTGACTTCGCCAAATGTGACCGCTTCTAAATGTTCGCAGACTGCCCAGATATTCCACCCATCAACAAACGGCGTCTCCGGTTCCAGCACCGACCAAAAATAACGGACGAACGCGATCAACCCACCCTGACGAACTCCATCCTCGTCGTACCATCCGCGCTGCGATTGCTCGGCCTTGGCTTTGCGCCGCTGATATTCGGTCAGGAGCTTGCCGAATTGTTCAAGTTTGGTGCGGGCGAATGGGGCGTTCATGCCGGCGCCAGTTTTGGCGGCAGAGATTTTGGCCGGTAATTATCGTTCCTGTTTGGATTGACCAGATCGAACCACGTCCAGAATATCAAATCTTCGGCGTAGCCGATGGGCTGCACGATTGGCGTCATAATTCCTTTGATTAAAGCGCGCCCTTGGTCGCCGACATATTGGCAACTCAATAAATTAAATCCGCGCCAGTTCGGGTCATGCTCGAACCGCACGTTCTCGATCTTGTATTCGCCGTAGAGTTTTTCATTCCGAATCTCGAAATATTCGCGCAGCCATTCGGACTGTTGGAGGTGCGGAGATTTTGCCGGGATTATTTGTTGCGTCATTCACGGCCTGCGCATTCTAACTCTCAGCGCGGTCACCATTCCCCGCCAGGAGGACCACCCGGAGGCCAGATCAGTTGCGGCGCGAACATTATAGCCAAGATTACGATACCAATCCCAACGCCCCAAAATATCTCTCCAATAATTGTCTGCGGCATCACAGCCCTCCAAACCGATACGTCAAATAAACGAAATACTCCCCGCCAAATAACAAAATAAATCCACCAACAGCCAATAGGATCACCGCTGCTTTATCGGTCATGGTTACTGCCCGCCAAACCGATAGCTCAAATCAATTTCCACACCCAATTCTTGCGCCTGCTTCGCAAGCTGCGCCACAAGCTCCTGATCGCTCAATCGCGATAGCTCGCCGTCGTCACGCTGCACCGAACCAATGCCCAATAATTTCCGTAGCTCCGCATTGGCCTGCAATTTCGAATATGGCTTTGGAATAACAAAACCCGCCTCGTTGATCGAAATGCTTTCGACCGCGCGCTGCACGTCTTCCGGCATGTCGTGAATTGATTTTGGACGCTGCACGAATTTCGTGGCTTGCTTTCCGGTCTCGCCGTCGATAATCGCATTTCCCTTGCGGTCGTAAGCCAACACCTCCTGCATTTCCCACATCTGCGAAATATTGGCCTCGTGAATTGTCCACAGCAATTCTTCAAGGCGCTCCCGCTTGATTCGCAGAATTTCGTCTTCCTGCCGCGACAGAAACGCGATTCGCTCAATCACATCTTGCCGGCGTTCGAGGCGCGACGCATTGCCGGCGGCAGCGTGGTCTGACTCGGATTTCCACCCAGCCTGGCGGTAGGCGTCGGCTTTCGGTCGGAGAACAGCGCGAAGGCGGCAAAATCGCTCTTTCTTGTGGTCGCGCAATGGCTTGGAGCCGGGAAGATCGAATGTTGCCGGAACGATTGAGGTTCCGATGCCTACTGTTTGGGTCACGAGAGGATGTGATTCCGGTTCGGTCATCTGAGGCCACGCGGAGGATCAGGAAACGCCATCCAGTGAGTAGGTTTGCCTCCGAGCGTGAATAATTCATCAACCCACGCATTTTGAATATCATACCACCAACCGACAGTAATGCGCTGATCGTATGGCCCTCGGATTGGGTCGCCATAAAACAATAGCATTGTGCTGCCGTTTTTCGGCGCAGTTTCAATTGGTTGCCACATGCCTGCGTTGACCGAATCCGGTGATTCAGCCCGAAGACCCTCTCGTGACACAGTATGTTGCACTGCACTATACGTCACGAATCACTCCGAATCAGGTCTGCCACAAACCAAAACGGCCGCTCGGACGGCCGTTCCAGCAGGAGGGCAACAGCAACAAGCAGGAGCACCACGAACGTTTGACCCCAAAAGCCATGATTCAGAGCCAACGCAACGCATCATCGCTATTCCTTGCCGATCCGTCAAGCCTACCTCTCGCCCAAAATGCGTTCATCCTTGGATTTTGAGGCTTTACTGCCGGGAATATCGTAATTCTGGCCGCTTTTCAGTGATTTACGCCGATTGTGGATAGTTTCGCGCGCCCACGTCTTCGCCTCGCGGTCTCGTTCGCGTTCGGATTCGGTGTAGGGCGTGGCGCTAGCGTATTTCATGCTCGATTGACCACTTGTGGCCTAAACGGCAACGCAGTCCCATTTTTACGCTCTTTGGCGATCCGGTCAACTTGGTCGTTCAATAGCCGAATTGCAACTGCGCCCGTCACGTTCTGATCCATCACACCGCGCATCATTCCGGCCAACTGCGTTTCGTCGTGCCCTATAGCGACCACCCACTTCGCCACTTGCTGCGTCGCGCTTGCTTTCTTGTAAGCCCCAACGCGCATTAACCAGCGCACGCCTTGATCGTATAGCCAAATATCGGGAGTGCCCTGTCTCTGACTCAGAGAACCAAGATTCTTATTACGGTTACTATTACCCGCCTTTGCGTCGGTATCCGTTTCTTGATTCGTCAATGGGTTAGCGGCGTTCAAGAGGATATTCCCGGTGCGACTTGCACGCATCATTAAACCGCGCGCCCGGCGCCCCTGCGCTACCGCCATTTGTTCGATAATTTCGGCCGTAGTAATCTGACCGTCCCCATAAATAAATTTTTTGCTCAAGTTTATTCGCAATCGCCCATAACGCTTGCCTGATCGCATGACCCGCGCCAAAAATGCGCTGTCATTCTTCAACCAGCCGCCAGCCCGCCAAAGCGCCCATTTGAGCCGACAATACGCGCCCAATTCCTCGTTGGTCAGGTCGTCGGCGTCCACCATCGCGTCGTGGACATGCTCGGAACGATAATGCGGGCTTTTGGGACGTTGCGTCATAATTTAAACGCTTCCTGCTTTGCGGGCTTTGGTGATTCGATGAACATATCGGGCTGCTTCAGCGCCTCGGATATGCGACGGCAGGCAATGTCGAAATATTTTGGTTCGATTTCGATGCCGATGAATTTGCGGCCGAGCTTGACGGCGGCGACGCCAGTTGTGCCGCTGCCCATGAAGGGGTCCAAAATTCTTAGCCCAGGGGGGGGTAGTTGACGAATACACCACCGCATTACTTCAAGTGGCTTTTGTGTGGGGTGCTCTTTGCCATCCTGCAGGGCAAGTGAGCGCGGATAATTAATACGGCGTGCTGCGCCTTCCCAAGAGCAATAGGCCATTTCAACATCCGCGAGTGTAAAATCGGTCTGGCCCTTATCCCAAATAAGCCACTTCATTGAAGGTGGCACGAGATCGGTAAAATAATTTCCACCCCATAAAATCTGCACTTCGCTGCGAGACCGTAACAAATTAAATATTTCAGGTGCCGGCCGTTCCTGGTCCCAAGCCAGTGACTCCCGAAGCGGTGACCATCCATGCGATGCCTGGAATGAACCGCGCTTGCCGTAGTCAATCCCGTAGGGCGGGTCGGTAACGACTGCGTCAACCCGTAACAATGTCGGCAATATCTCCCGGCAATCCCCAAGATAAAGCGTCACGCCTTCGGCTAGTCGCTCGATTCTCCGCGCCCCGTTGACCGAATCCGGTGCCGCTCCCACGATGGCCCCCTCGTGACCCATCACCTTCCCCCAATCCCCGCTGGCTTATGACTCACCCCGTCACGCTGATTAGTTTCTTCCGCGCACAATGCCGCTGCCGATCCGATGCATGAATAGAGCGGTGGTCGCTCGAAATGTTTTGGAAATAATACTGTGTGATTGACAATAGCGCCGATGGTGAAATGTTCTTCGCCTCGTGCTCTTGCGGCGAGCATGGCGTTGGCGAAGTTTAGATTCATGAGGATATATTGTTGGCGCTCGAAGAAACTGATTCCTGGGTCTGTTGTTTGGTCGGGATCGAAGAAAGTTGAATGTGTCACGAGGGCACCATGTTGTTGATGGACCGGACTCGGTCACCGTCGCTCTGAGTACGCAGAAGTTACTCGCCGTTTAGTCGGTCCATGTCACGCTGGTGCTTCTCCAAACACGCCTTAGAACATTGCCGCTCATGGCATTTGTGGCACTCAAAGCCCCAACCACTAAGCGTCCCGCCGCACGTATAACAATGTGTCTGCAGAGCCGCTCTTGCCCTATCCACTTCGTCTCTAGACGGCTCTGTTTTCATTCCGATTTCATCGCGCAAGTTCCGCGCCCGATCCAGTCGCATGTGGGTCCGCTCGCTGATCATTGGTCCTTACCTCATTCCTAATATTGCCAGTTCCCTATCCCACTCAGTTACTGGCGCCGGAATCGCATTTGCGCGCGGGAATCCTCTCGGTTGTCTCTGGGCTATTCCCTGTTCCTGCTTAAAGCGATCCGGCTCATCTGGCGGTTAATCTGTTTCATAGTCGAAGGGTTCGGCATATTCTTCTTCAGATCGCAACTCAGGACGACCAAAGCCAATCATATCTGGCTGTTTCTCATCGCGGCGCAAACGGTCACAAGCCACATCAAAGTATTCTGGCTCTATCTCGATCCCGATGAACGGACGGCCAGCCTTTCTCGCGGCAACGCCTGTACTGCCGCTGCCCATGAATGGGTCGCAGATCAGACCCAGCGGCATCCATCGGAGCAGACGTTCGAGCAGCCCAACAGGCTTTTCATTCGGATGTAGACGCCCATTTTTTGCCGTCGACTGCGTAGGTGGATGGTAAATCACGCTCCCAAAATTTCGACCACCAACAAATCCCTTCCCGATTACGTACAGTTCGCAATGGGAAGGCTTCCAAGGCAGGTCCAGAGCGCCCATGCCGAGTGCTGGCCCTTGGTCCCAAATCAAATGCTGGCGCGTTCCCGGTGGCTCTGTGACCTTGTGAGTGCCGAACACGATTGCCGGACAGGCAATCATCGCTAGGGCGGCGTCGCGCACGCTGCAGTCTGTGTCATTGGTGATCTTGCGGCCGGCCTTCCATAGCTGGTCGGTGGCGTAGCCGCTCTGATAGGCCATCCCATAGGGCGGGTCGGTGAGGACCGCAGCGATGCCGGCGAGCGTCGGCAGAATTTCTCTGCAGTCGCCGAGGTACAGCGTCGCGTTGCCTATGGTCTCAATTTTTCCCATGCTAATCTGTCACACGTCGTTGACATTTGGAACTACCCACGAACACGAAAGCAACAACAAAACAAACATCGGATTGTCGAGGCACGCTAGAACAATCACCATCGGATCATTCGCCAGCGCAATGGTGACCGTGATGAGGTGCAGAATCATTGTGCCCTCATGACCCATTCGCTGATTGAGCCGAAGTCAAGTCCACAAACGCCGCGATGGTCTCGAACGTTGGTGCCATGCCGGGGAGAATCAATTCCGGTAGAGAAGGTGAACCCGCGTCCCCCATGGGCTGGAGGGCTGAGGATAGGGTGGACGCGGGTTCCGGCGCCGACGCTGAGGAAATGGCGGGCGTCAGGGCCGTTTGCGGTTCTTGAGTCGTTCTTGATTCGGACGGTTTATAGTCTTCCTTCCGAATCACAGGTTTGGCGGTAAAGCGTGCGGCGTCGTCGGGATATGTCAACAGCTTGCGTTGATTGGGTGGAATCCAAAACGGTGGGAGCCGCTTCGCATTCTTAATCCAGAGTAACCAAATGTACGCGGTTGCCGTTGAATTTTCCGGCTTCCATGCGCCCTTGCATAACGGGACGCGCTCGCTAAAGAAAGCGATCAAGGTGGGTGGGTGATTGAGGAAAATATTTTCGTATCGTCCAACTGATTCGAGCCATTGCAGCCGCACGAACATCGCGACACCGACTTGCGCAAGTTCGATAGCGCGCAAAACAAATTGTTCTGTTTTCTTGCCGAATGGAGGATTTGTAATGATCCAATCCGCACCTGGACCGTCATACGTCAAAAAGTCATATGGCGCATTGCCGTAGCCGTAACCGTGAATGTCAGATGCCACCACGGTTTTGAAATATTCGCGAAGGACTTCCGCCATATGTCCTTCGCCGCACGCAGGTTCCCAACAGGAAATAAAAGGTTCCTTCTCCAATCCAGGCACCACCTTGGGCACGATGACTTTTTCAAGGAGCGCCCGCGTTGCCCACGGCGGCGTGGGAAAATAATCGAGGCTTTCAAACGCTTCTTCGCGGGAACCCATGATTGCACGAGCGCCATTAACATCAGAAGTTTCAAGGGTTTTTGCCCCGCTTGCAGCGATCCGTTCCCGAGTCGTGCTTATCATATCCTCGAATAGTTCGGGTGCCATGTCGGCGCGGGATTGGGCACGCTGCGATAGCTTCGAATCAATTCCTGCGTCGGCGAGCGTGGGACGTTCTAAAAAATCCTTTGACGACTTTTTTTTCGCTTGACGACCTTGGCGGAACAGTCCTGCTTCCTTAGCCGCCTCGATAATCTCGCCTAATCGGCGCTCGGCCCGTAACTCAAATTCAGTCGCGTCGGCCAGGAGCTTGTGATCTTTGATTTGCTTGGCCTTGAGCTTTGCCAGTTCCAATTCGTCCAACAAAGGAACGAGGTCATCGACCTGTGTTGCTTCCGCAATGGCAGCGCAGACGCGGTCGTATTGGGCTAGGCTGGTCATATCAGCCCCTTGTCCTTCGCCAGCCATTGCGGCAGCGTGAGTAGGATTGCGCCGCCTTCGGCCTTGATGTATTCGACCTGTGACCGGGGAAGCCAAATCCATTGTGGCTTGCCCTTTTTCGCCGGATCAGAAACGGCAATCGCCTTCTTTTCCGGGTTGTCCATCATCAGCCATACCGTCACGTCGATTATGTCCGAAGCGCCAGTGACGCGCGGCCCGCGACCGGGGCGATGCTGTTCTTCGTTCTCGCCGAATCGTCCCCGCTCGCGTGGTGCGAACATATCGGCACTGTCGAATTCTCGCGGCATGTTACTGCCCCTTACTATCCGGCATCGCCAGCGGCCCCAACGTGCCGCGATAGCTCGGCATGTCTTTGATTCCAAGCTGCATTCGTGCGTCGAAATGCGAATCGGTTCGGCGCTTTACGAGCACCAGCGATTCACAATCCATATCGAAAATCGGTTTGTCCATCTTTTTGAAATATTCAATCTCGCTTTTGACGCCGTCGCTCGTGTCCCAGCCGTCCATGTGTGCGACAATCAAACAATCGCAGCGTTCCATCATGACGTGGTTGTGCGGATACCAGAGGTTCAAATCCACCGGATCAAGGTCACCGTACACTGCGAGCGGATGACAGTGAACGATTGGGCAATATGTAAAAATGCCCGCTGTTCTTAAGCGGGCTGCGATACGAGCTACGTCTTGGAATGCTGCGACAAGTCCTTTCTCGTAACGAGAATATGGACTGCCGAGATAGGCCAATAAATTCGCCACTTTCTTCCCCTCCGCAGAACGATGACCGAGTCCGGTCTTTCAGCACGCGACAGACTCTCGTGACGCACTTCTAGCTCAACATATCGTCTATATCGTAGCGCATTTCCAAACGTTCCACGAACTCCGTTGCTCTTCTCCGGCGATTCTTTCGTCGTACTTGACGCCTTTGCTCGGGCAACAAATCGTTGAACATCTTGATTGCGTCCGCGAGGATTTCGACGATTTCCTTGTCGCTGCGGTATTGCACTGACGCTACGCTCCTAAAACTCGAACTTCCTTACCTTCCACTGATCGCAGATGGTCGATTGCGAGTGTGAGATTTGCAACCGTTTGCAGGTAGTTCCGATACCGTTTCTTGATGTTGAGATATTCCTTGGTGCCTTCGAGGCGGTCTAGGGCTTTGGCGATTGTTTCCGCGCGGCGCAGAGCGTTGGCGCGTCGTTTGGATAAGAGAAGGATAGGGTTCTGTGTCACGAGAGTTTGTTCCCGGTGGATAGACCGGACTCGGTCACCGTTGCGCCTGTGCTTTCGTATTTGGCCTTAAGGCGCTGAAATTCCGCGCGATCCCGCTTTTCGCCTTCGGCCTCGCGGTTTACCCTGTCGGCTTCATAAATTCGCTCGTTGTAGAGGTCCATCGCAATCTCGACCTGCGCACGGAACCAATCCACAATGCGCTGGTCGATGCCGTCGCCGTTGTCGGACCAATTGCACCAGCCGTAATCGTAGTCGGCGATATGGCCGTGCATTTCAAAATGCGCTGTGATCACGGGCCGGTGGTCACCCACGACGCGCCCCCAATGTTTCACGTGAAACAAAGCCAAATCTCCGAAAAATCAACGCCTTATGTGACTTTTTTGCCACATTGCATAAGGATGGCCGCAGAAAGTGCATGGTGCGGCGGTGTGCGCGGCGTTTTGGGGGTTTTGGGGTCATTCGGCGGCTTCCTGCGGCGTTTTGACGCATAATTCAGCCAAAACCCGCTCAATTAAGGGAATAGCCGCGCCCGAAGCAGGGGGACCCCGGGTCTCCCAATTGAGGATTGTGGTCCTTTTAACCCCAAAATGCCGCGCAAATTGCTCCTGGGTCTCGCCCCGGCGTCGGCGCGCTCGTTTAAGGTCGCTAGCCGTAATCATGCCCCTTCATAGCCCAAAAAAAATCTTTCGTCAACGCTTGACAATCGTCAGGAAATGACTATTCTACATTTCATCGAACAAGGGGACTAGCCATGACGAAACAACAGCAAACCGCCCTCATCTATCGCCACACGCACCGCGACTACAAAGGCACGGTCGGCGGCGAAAAGTCCATTCTGATTCTGCGCAACGGCGGCACGACAGCGGTTCCGTTGTCTTGCCTGACAGACGCTGAAATCGCCGAACGGTTGCCTTATGCGATGCGCAAAGAAGCCGAACGTAAAGCCGCAGCATAACGGTGACCGAGTCCGGTCTCTCCAACTAACAAACTCTCGTGAGACAGCCATGCTTAAATCTCTTTCTTCCTACGACCCAAACGACCGCATCACCGCCCAAGCATTTGCGTTGGGGACTGAGGTTCGAGAACGCTGCGCCTCACAAAGCAAGATCGAAGAACTTGTGTTGCTCTTGGCTCTGAGTGTCAGCGTCAATGTCGGGATAGTGATTTGGGCTTTGGTGAAGTGAAAGTGTTGGGTCATTCTGGATCATGGGCTTCCTAATCGACACGGAAATTCATACGACCGCTGAGGGGAAAGACAATGAGCGACGATACAATCCAAGGCGAATTCACCGTCATCACCGAACCGACGCGCAATGACGCGCTGCAGGGGCTTATCGAGACGCTACGGCGTGCGTCCGGTTCGAGGCACAACGCAATTGCCACGGTGCATCGGGAAGCCGTGCAGGCGCTTGCCAGGCTCTATGTGCCGCATATCTCGGTGTCACCATCACCGGATCAGTTCCGGGATATGGCGGACTTTCTCACCCATTGGGCGCGGATTGCGGATCGGGTGTTGAAAATCGTGGGGGAGGAAGCCAAGGCGAATTCGTGTGAGAACGTCAACGCCGGTTTGTTCGACGGGCAGTTCCAGGCGACGCTTGAGGGATATGCGCTGTTCGAGCTTGAGAAATGCGCCGAAGGGCTGCAGGCGGAATATGACGAATACGAAGGCTTCGATCCTGACGACGATTATGAGGATCGGCGCGCTACGGATTAGGGTGTTGGGTCATTCTGGATCACGGATGGCGTAGGCGACACGGAAATTCATACGACCGCTGAAACAACAAGATAGTTGGAAACTGAAATGGCCAAAACTCCCTGGCGACCCATCAAAACATTCCGGCGCGAGACTTCACAATTTGACGAAGCAAAGCAAGTTGACCTTTGGATACGGATTCACGCCTCCCCGATGTCGATGGGCCTGTCAGATTCGTTTCGGGTGACGGGGTGTTGGCAGGATAGGGGGACGTGGTTTCATTACCACGAAGGTAAGGTGAAAGAACTTACCAAACATTACATCACGCACTGGATGCCAGTTCCCCCGGCACCAAAACTATCGTGAGGCAAACAATGTTGGGCGCGGAAATTCACTACGAAGCAGACGGCCGCGACCAATATGGCAATTACCTTTGGTTCGCGTGGTATCCAGTAAAGGCTTATCTTAGTTGGGGCGACGCTTTCCCTGGCATCGGCAAGTCGTCTCAGGGCGGATGGACGGGCGAATTTAGACGGGAGCACATCCGACGATGGCGCTGGGTTTGGAAAGAACGTGTACGCGCTCAAGACGTAGGCAACGACAGTATGGGTTGGGTTTATTATCTGGATACCGAGAAGGGCGAAAAGGTGAAAGATGTTGCAAGGATCGGCCGTGAGCCTGCAATGGCGAGTAATCGTCCCGGTGAAATAGACGGCGCCCACATTCGGCAGAGTAGTAGGAGCAACCAATGACGCCCCTCGAAAAACAATCCTTTGAGATTCTGACCTCCATCAACGAACACTTAGAAACACAAAATGCTTTGTTGCGTCGATGGCTGCGGGTCATGGTGGAAGGCTGGAAGAATGATGATTTGAGTGAGGCGGATTTCGAGAGAGCGTCGGAATTGACTGAGGTTTTACAGTCTCCCAGCCAGAAGGACTTATCATGACTTGGCACGATCCATTCGTATGGTTTTGTCTCATAATGCAGGTTGGTATGGTTTTGCTTTTTGGTGGTCTCTCCGCATGCAATTGGCTGGATTTGGTGCTTGGGCAGATTGGCGGGAACGTGGCGCGGGTTGTAATCCTCATGACTGTCCCCGTCCTTACTTTATCGACGATAAAGACTGTCGTGTTTGGTTTATAGATTGCGGAGTGGTTAGAGGATCGGGAAGCTAATTCACAGTTTGGAGTGGGAGCATGACATGATGGACGTAACCAACCACCAAGCCCTGCACGAGCGCGCACAGTCGCGCCTTGGCATCGGCGGCAACGCGCCGCCATCGCCTATCGACTACGCCAAGGAAGCCGCACAAGAGCTTGGCGACTATCTCCGCGAAAACCCCGTCATTGCCACCTTCGACCAGGCCAAGGAAATCGGCGGCTGGATCGAGCGCACGAGGATTTCGCTATCTGCGGCGCGCGATGCCCGCGACACCGAATTGGCCCCACACTTGGAAAAGGCCGCCGCCATTCGCACTGCTTATGACGCCGTGCGGGAGAAAACCCAAAAGAACCCCGGCGGCGCACTCACCCGGCTTTACGAAGCAGCGAAGGCGCGTCTGACTGCCTACAACAACGCAGAGGAAGCCAAGCGTGCGGCGGAAGCCGACAGGCTTGCACAGATAGCCGCCGAAGCGGAAGCCGCTGCTAGGCTTGCGGAAGCGGCCGAACAGGAAGCCATTGCCAATGCGGAGGCTGGGGAATGCGCAGACGTTGGCGAAGCCATCGCCGAAGCTGACGACGCCTTCCGTGAATACTCGGTTGCCAATCGCACGGCACAGCGCGCCGAACGCGAGACCAAGGTTCGGATTCCGAGCGCGATGGGCGGGAAAGCCTTGGGAATGCACAAGGTCGAAATCTTCACTATCGAAGACGCCTGTGCAGCCATCGCCATCATGGGCGTGTCAGAGGATTTGAAGCGGCAGGTCATCAAGGACGCCAAGCGGTTCCGTGAGGCGACGGGCGAGTTGCCGGAAGGTGTAACGTCGGCATACGAGCGGAGTCTGTGATATGAACAAGCGCGAAGTCCAAAAGTTGAACCACGGCATGTATCGCCTGGCATGGAAAAAAGGGGGTGCCTCTTTTGCCGCAGTTGGTTCGCTGCACAACGGACGGCGATGGTTTGCCCCTACCAATTGGACATGCCAATCCACGGACAGCATAGCAAGCACAGACTGGCATTTGGTACGGTGGGCTCAACTTCTAAATTATCCGGACCCCGTTGACCGAGTCCGGTGAAACGGAATAACGTACCTCTCGTGACACAAATGGAGCAAACCATGCAGACTGCAACCATCGAAGTCGTATTCGTCAAACCGCCGGCCGAAGGCAAGCAGTACGGCAGCGTCAAGACCACCAACAATGATTGGTGGCCGGTGAAGCAGGACCGTATCCGGGAATTTGAAACCGGAAACAAATACGAGCTTGCTTACACCGAAAGCGACAAGGGGTTTAAGAACATCATCGGCGTCAAGAAGATCGTCGCGCAAACCGCTCCGCAAGGCGACTTCACCCAAATCAGCGAGCCGAAGGCCGCGCCAAAGCCGAACGGCCAGCAATACTATCAGCCGCGCCCGACCGCGCCGAAGGACAGTGAGAGAATGTGGACATGTGCCATCCTCGGCCACATCATCGACCGTGGCAGCGTTGACTTGAACGAGGACGCGCTGATCCACGCCGTCAACACGCTGCGGGCGGTCTATCAGAAAACCTATGGGAAAGACGATGCACAAACTTAAATTCGAACCCGGCACCAACGCCAGAAACCATATCGTGCGCTGCAAATGCGGCTACGCCTATTCGAACACATTCCTCGCAGTCAGAGCGCGAGGCTTGGTACATCTTCAAGTGTTCGAAGGGGAGATTCATCGCTGGAACGATCCGCAGCGCACAGCCAATATGCCGATGCATCCGACGCCGGTACGTTAGCTTGCATCATCGGCGCGGAGTGCGCGGGGATAGGATCATCGGTCACCGTTTCGTGGGAGAGAGAAAATGGGATTTTTGTTTGGAATGTTTGTTGGTGTCATGCTGTTTGGCGACGGCAACACGAGCCGACTTCCTCCCGGTTTAGGGGAAATCCCATTTCGTTGTTTCGCCGCCATCGAACAGAGCGACAGTAGCTATCGGGATTGTCGGCGGCGTTCAATGAGAGCGCAAATTTCGGAGCAGATGACCGCAGGCGGCGGAATAAATTACGATTTACGCGAACACGAAACTGATGCTGCGCTCGATTACGAAATCACAGCGTTGCACGACCTCGAAGCCGCCGCCAAAGCCCAGCATAAGGTGACCGCACCGTAATCACTGACTCTCGTGACACAGAATCTTAAACAGCCATGAAGCCCACACACCCTCAACGCCTATCCCCACCCGCGCAACCAGGCGCACTACTCAAACGCGCCTTCGCCATAGCGCAGCGGATCAAGCTGAAAGTCGTGGGGGATTCCGATCCTGTCTATCTTGCGCAAGTAAGAATGCTGCCCTGTCTCGGCTGCAACGACGAGCCGAGCGAAGCCGCCCACGTCAGAATGCAATCCGGCACACACAACAAACACGGCGGTATGGCGCAAAAACCTCACGACAAATGGGCGGTCCCATTGTGCTCCGACTGCCACCGAGAACAGCATCGAATCGGCGAACGCGCGTTCTGGTCTATCGTCCAAATAAATCCTTTGTTGCTCGCCGAAAGACTCTATGCAGCGCGCGGAGATTTGCGTAAGATGCGTGATGTTGTGTTCGCGGCGCGGGCTGGGATGTTGAAGTAGGCACAAACGACAGGTTAGCAGGGAATTTGTCATGAGCAAATTCATTCTCAGATACGATCTCGCCAAAGAGAAGTTTCAGGTGCTCGTTGAAAAGCCAAGAAAGCTAATCAGCGAGCACGATAGCAGCGATGAGGCCAAGGCCGCCCTCCAAGCCCTAGAGCGGACCTACTGGAAAAAAGACGTGAGCGCCAAATGAGGCTGGATCAGGAATTTGTCAAACAAACCGTCCAGTCACTTTTTCGCCGGTCTGAGGCGGCGAGGAACGCGGGCGGCATCCCAATGTTCGACGTAGTGAACGGTAAATCAGTTCCAGAAGGATGGGAGCGTGATTCATGCACGCTCTATTATCTGCCGCCCAATGTAATACTGCGCTAACAACAAGTTAACCGGGACCACAAGCCAATGCAGATGCCAAGCAAGATGACCTGTGACCGCTGCGGTGCCCCTAAGCACTACATCACCCTAAAAGGCACGAACGGGATGATTGCTTGGGAGGCTGATGTTTGCCGGCCGTGCTATGCGGACGTGGCGGCGATGATGCTTCACAAAATTCGTCTTTTTCAAAAAGATGCCGACGAGTAATACGGAATTAACACGGAGGTTAAAATGAACCCTGAATTTGTTGCGATGGCAGGATGGCCGCTTCTACTTCTGATAATTGGCATCCTGGTACGCCTTAAGGTTTTTGGCTGATATGCCAACGCCCTCGGAAATTCTCGACAAGATCAGGATGGCTCGCGCCGCCCAAAAACAGACCGACTTTCGGTCAGACCCTGAGCGGATACAGGCCGAACATGATTGGTTGCTATGGGCAGTGGAATACCTGCTCACGGCTGTCTCTGCGGAAATTAGCGACAGATGACAGAGATGTTGGGAGAATAGCGATGGACGGATTGGCAGAGGCTCTTGCACACATCCTTAAAGCCGGGAGTCCATCGCAGGCTATGCGCGAGGACGAAGTAGCAATGGGATTTGAGCCTATCTATCCAGGCGAGCGCCCATGGCTTCCTGCCGAAGATTGGTCGCCTCGCGACGTGGTCTCTATTCGATCTACGACGATCAGGATTGTTGCTATCCTGGCGAAGCGCCCTGGCACCGGGGCGTTCTCGCGGCTCATCACAGCCATCGCCAAGGCCGGCATGACACCAATCGTGGTTGAACCAATGTTTGACATGCCCAATATCTTAAAGCGTTGGGGATGGACCTCACAGATAATTGGCGCCGGTTCGCAGCGTCAAGAAATTTGGTCGCCATCCGCAGCGTGGCTTGAAAAGCGGGCACATACTTCTGCAATGCAGGGAAAAACATGAGCGACCTAGAGCAAATCGAGGGGCTATTCGTGGGTCAACTTGATGCGCGCCAAATGAGAACCTTTGAGCGCGCCGTCGAAGATGGCGAAGCGTTCCGTAGCTATGAGGGCGCGGAGGGCTTCCTTGGTCTGGCGAAAGTCAGGCTGCGGCGCTCATTACAGTCGCCTGCTTAACAGGGAAATACGATGTCCGATTGCCCGCGTTTTGGGAAACTATTTGGCGGCTGCAAATTTGAAGCACGCTACGATGAGCCGCCACTACTTAGTCATTTGATGGGATCGGGAATGTACACCACTTTGAAAATCGACGGCAAAATAGCATCCATTGATGATGTAGTGCCGATGAAAAAGTACGTGCGTGATGTTTGCGTGCGGTGTGGCAAAGCCATCGAACGAACAAAGCCAGTGGCCTGATGATGAATGACGACTTGCCCCCGGAACTGCTTTCTCAGCTAACGCGGCCAGCGCGCGGGTTGCCGGCGCGGCCGCGCGGCTACAGGTCGAACAACTATAACGCCAAAAAGAGCCACTGCGCCCAAGGTCACGAACTTAGTGGCGACAACATAAAGCACGTTGGCGGGCGGCGAGTATGTCGAGCCTGTTTGCGGGTCAGGACGGCCCGCCAGAAACGGCGGGCGCGATTGCGAAAGAGCCGGTTAACTGAGGTAATTCGCCCATGACCCACGAACGCACTCCACAAGGCCGCGAGCTTCTGCGATTACAACGTGACACACGCGCATGGATTGCGCTCAATAGCAGCCGCGAATCGGCAAACGTGATCGAGACGGCGGAATTGCTTGGCTGCGTCATTGCGGAAGCGGCTTGGAATGGGTTGGGCGTAACGAAGGAAACACTACGCGCGAGTGCGGCCAACGTCGAAGCACTTTTGCGTCGTTAACAGGAGATTGCCATGTGGTTTTATGTTCTTTGGCCTGTCGTCTGCATTTGGTCGCAGGCGACTTGTTCTGACCGGCTACACGATGCGGCGGGGATCAAGCCTTGTGACCAAGCCCAAGTCGGGGAGACTTGTTACCGCCCAGGCCAGCCAAGTGAGACGAAGGAGGCAGCCCGATAATATGACAATGCAAATCATTTGTTTTGTGGTCGGCATCGGTGTGGGCGGGATGCTGGTCTATCTTTCGCCACTCGCCAAGTAACAGGAGAATCCCGTGCGAAACCATGGAGACGCAACGGCCATGAAAAGCCCCGCAAGGGGAGGCCGATGCGGCGTTGAAGTGGGAGTAGGCTCGCCAGCGGGCGGACGCTGGCCAGGGGTTGTGGGTGACCTGCGCGGCAGCGGAACCCTCACCAATAGACGAGATACACGGGGTTAATCGCTATGTTCTGGATCAAGTTTGTTGCGCTGGCTGTTCCGATTGGGCTGTTTTTATGGTGGCTGCTCTACAACGCCTATGCTGTAGGCGATCTTTAGGGCGTACGCGGAGGTAACATGGCAAATCCGGTCATAAAGGTTTGGCTTCGCGAGCCGCGACGGGCGTGGAAAAACGACGGCGGTGCGATCCCGCACGGGTTCAAGAGCCACGTTCGACGGCGCGGCATCAAGCGGGTGCTGACTATGACAACGCGATCAGAGGTCGTCCGGCGTGGCTGGTGGGTTGTTCTTGCGGGCGGTCAGCCGTTTGTGTTCTCGGCAGCGCAAATGCGTAGCCTCTACAGCCGCGTTCCGCTTTAGACCACAGGACGCACACGGGGTTAACTTCCATGAGCTTTGAACGCGACATCGCTTACTGGCGTCGAGCAGCAGATGAGGCCACGAATAAAGGCGCGGCGCTGGTCGCCTTTGGGATCTACGCAGGCGCGACTTTAGCAAAGGAGTGGACGATGACCGAAGCTGAACGAGGGCTCTTGCTGACCGTGGGACGGCTGTTGCGAGCGCACCTGCAAGATCACAAGCGGCCAATGGGACTATCGACCGCTGATATGGAGCAGGACCTAGAATGTTTGGACGAAGTCCTTGGGCCCTTCGATCCTGATAAGTCCGACCCGGTCAACGAAGAAACAAAATCAGTCTAACAGGACGCCAGTCGGGAGAAACATAATGGACATCGTTGCTCGCCTTCGCTGGTCCATCAGTGCCGACACTCCGGCTCGATACCCGGAGATTGTCCGCGAGGCGGCAGACGAGATCGAGCAGTTGCGGGCGCGTATCGCAAAACTAGAAGCCATTATGATCGCAAAGCAGGACACAGGACGAATGTCGCCATGAGCATCATAACGCGCGGCGGGGTAAAGTTTCGGACCACCAAAATTCGATGGTGGCCGTCAGGATGGATAGGTGGTCCCTCACGGCTTATCGTGAAAAGGCGCCTTAAAAAAATGCACGCCGTCGCATGGTTTCCAGATTTGGAGACCGCCAAATCATGGCGACGTAGCGGCTGGAAGTGGCCCGGCGCGCTGCCAGAGAACAGGCACTAACCGCCGAACACTTTGGAGAATCCCGTGCGAAACCATGGAGCAGCAACGGCCATGAAAAGCCCCGCAAGGGGAGGCCGATGCGGCGTTGAAGTGGGAGTAGGCTCGCCAGCGGGCGGACGCTGGCCAGGGGTTGTGGGTGACCTGCGCGGCAGCGGAACCCTCACCAAATTGCTGTTGTCCCGTCCAATGCAGGAAGAAACATGAGCAACGGATTGCCGGCCACCACAACGTCCTGGCACATGCCGGAAGTGCCGAAAGACGATTTGGAGACGCGGGCCAAGAAGGAACTCGATAAGCTGGCCCGCTCGATAGGCCGCGCGGCAGTCAACCATCTGAAAGAAATGTACCCCGATGCGCTCAAGGCCGTGACTAAAACGGCTGAGCTTAGCCTGACCAATCACATTCGGAACGATGTCAACCACCACATCCGGCCTTTATTGATGCTGCTCATCAAACAGGGCCGGAGTAGTCAGTAGGATCTCGCCAGATGAAAAAGATGATTCGGTCCAAGGAGCGCCAAGCCGTAACATCGCCGCTTGCCGTAGCATTGGCGCGGGCGAAGCAACGCAAGGCCGACCAGCGCCGCCTCATTGACCGCATCAAGGGGCTTCCGGCGCAAGAGGCAGAGGGCGACGACCCCGGAAACCCAAACGCAAAGTAACATCACAACAGCAGGGAAAAGAGAATGACCCCGAAGAAAGAGCCCATACCGGAAGGTATCTACTATGATGCCGAACACGACAATTTCTACGACGCCCAAACACATAGCGGCCTAGGAGAAGGCTTCTATGTCAAATGGCACAATCGACGCGACGAATTTCCAAAACGAGCCGCCGCAGCAACCGACTAAACCCCCATGAGCATCCGCATTATCCTGATCGGAGCGATATTGCTGCTGTCGATGGCATCGGCGGACGCCGGCTGTGGCTGTCGAGCAAATTGGAAAGATCATTGGGCAAGATACTACTTTCATTCCGCGCATTGCTATTCGCGGTTTCCATTTTTCAGATGCGAGTGATGGGTAGTGTCTCAGTGAGACACCACCGAGTGATGAGGTATTGACGATGACTTACTCTCCCCACAGGCGTTATCGGTTGAGCGGTTTGGCGAAAGCCTTTCTGCGCAAACTCGGGAGGCCGTTCAATTCGGCCGGGGAGAGCCACACATACGCCGAGTTAACCGGGAGCAGCAAATGATCGGCAAAACCACGACAGCGGCAATTGGCAAGAAGGTCGAGGTCGCCGTGATCTTCGATAGCGTGCAAATCACAATCCACTGTGGCGACGATTATGAGGCGCAGGTTCTCTATGACGATATTGTAGAGCGTCTTGCGGCCGGCGAGAGCCTTAGCATCAAAATGAACAACGAACCGAATTCGGCGACTGTTCCCTGAACAACAGGAAGAATCATGAGCGACGCAGATTTGCAGATGTTCAACCGCGCACTGGAAAAGACGCTTGCAGAAACCGTTGACCGCCAGGCGAAGGTGATCGCGGCGTTGAGGGAGGCGCTTGCGCCGGCAGCACTGGCGCTTATAGCTGCGGCCAATATCCTCGACGATCACAACTACGGTGATCTGGAACGACAGTGCATGGACGCCCACCAGGGCGTCTGCGCTGCGCTCGCGGCGGTTCATGAGCAGACAGCAGGTGAAAAATGATTGACGCATTTCGTGCTCTAGAAAGTTGGTTGCAGCGAAACAATATCAATCCGGCCGGCGTGCATGTGACCATTACCGCCGACGCCATGCCAGCCGATGCCATTGGTCGCGCGCTTCGCCGTACCGTAGAGGAAGTCTGTTTTGTCCAGACCGGAACAGAGCCGATTAGAGAGGGGCATATCTATGGCATAAAATTTGATGTAGCCGACAGAATAAGCGATTAGTCGCCATGAATCTCGCCTTCGTTCAATCCATGCTTCATCACCGAGGCCCCAAATGGCAGCGGCGGACGATTGCCTATCGCGTGGCATATCGAGCGGCGACATGGCGGCATTGGCGGGAATCTCTTGAACCAGTGAAGCCGGAATTGGCCGACCCCTATCACGATTATAGGCCGCCGCTGAGAGTCAAAAGTTTGGCGGTAGAACGAGCCAAGCGCCGCTATGATAAAATGTTTCCAGAGTAATGGCCAATTAGCGGGGGAATAAAATGGGAGAGTGGCAGCGAATCGAGACGGCACCTGAGAACACTTGGGTTTTGGTTTGGTGCCCGTGGATGGGAGAGAGCGAACAAATCTTGTTGGACAAGTACCGCTGGGTAAATCGTGAAACCAACGAGGTCGAAAGTGAAAGCAGAAATGCGAGGGGCCGCAGGGTGATCCTGCAATACACTAGCAAGCGAGAGCGATCGTGGGAGCATGGTGCACACCCTGAATGGTGGATGCCGCTACCCGTCCCGCCCCCAGATGCCGGTTAACAAGAGAACTGTCGGAACAACCAAAGGAGCAACGAATGAGTGTCGATGAAATCACCAACGAGGAAACCGGCAGGATCACCGGGATACTAGAGCAAAAGTGGGCGCAGATGACGAAGGACAATTCTCGTTTAACAGCCGAGAACCAAGCCCTCAATCATGCGCTCGACGTTATGACTCAAGATCGCAACTACTGGCGCGAACGCGGCCAGGAGGGCGAGAAGGAACGTGACGAAGCAAGGGATGATGCAGAGTTCATGCTGCGCCAATGGCAGGGCGTACAGGCTATCGCCAAGGAAACGATGGAGAGGGTGAAGGGGGAGCGCGCCAGGACGGTAGCCGAACCACACCATTCACCCACGTTGCCTGCGGCTGATAAAATGCCGAGCGTGGTGGTGTTCAATAGGCAGTAGTAAGTTTTGTGTCACGAGAGGTCAACGCGAACGGATGGACCGGACTCGGTCAACATATCGCAGCGGAACGTTGACCGAATCCGGCGGCACACAATAAACAAACTCTCGTGACCAAAACCACCGTTGACAACCTTTAAACGAAAGCGGACACTTTCTCCATCGCAACCATTGCGGAGGGCCTTGCATGTAGGATCACCCTCAACATACCAACCACGTTTTTTGGAGACTGTTTGTTTAGGGGCGTCGTCTTATCTTGATCGGTGGGGCGGCGCTCTTACTTTTTTGTTTTCCTAAACTCTATCGCGCTCTTCCTTGACGCCTTCCGCCTTCATTTCTTTGCCGTGCGCCAAAAGCAACTGGTCCATGCGGCTATTGATGGAAACGTGAACGTCATTGATGCGATTCGAATTGATAATTCCTACAACCACGGCCCCTATCGCCGTGATGAGCGTTGCTACGGAAACGATGAGTGCGGCTAACGATTCCATCTAGCATCGCGCCTTTCGCTATTTTCCCTTGTTACTCGGCGCGATGGTTACTGTACTCAACTGATCGCTGATCTTGGAGAGGGTGTCCGCAATCGTCTTGGTGTCGTGCTGTTGCACGGTCACAGCCGCATTAAGATCGCTCACCTTGGCGACGATCTGCGCCTGACTGGCGAGAAAATCCTTGCCCAATTGCTCGCGCTTGTTGTCCTGATCCTTGAACTGATTGTTGTTGGCCGTCACTGCCTGGTCGAGTTTGGCGCTGAAAGTGTCCACCTTTTCGTTAGCGGTCGTCACGCTGCTTTTCAGCACGGACCATCCGGCAATTGCGCCGCCAACAACCGTGAAGGACAGGCCGAATATAACGGCGAATTGCGAGAGCGTCAGCGAAACATGCGTGCCGGGCGAAAGCGAGCCATTCCCGTTACGGGGCCGTGATCGTCTATGGGAACGGCTCGCTGTCATTGTCACATCTTCAACTTGAAGCCCATCACGAACTGCTCGGCGAACTTGGCGCTTGTCGAACCCGGCGTATTGGGCAACGCGGACCCGAAGTTGATCGAATTGCTTTGGAAGTTGATGCCCGCGAAGGCATCGCCCACCAGCTTGATCCCGGCCGGATTGGACAGATTGAACAAGAGGCCGGTACGCAGACCGATTGGCGTCCACATCCACTCGTGAGCGGAAGCTA